CCGACTCGTCCGACAAAGTGTTGCCGGATTCGAGCATCGTGATCGCCTCGGCGAGCTTGTCTGCGTCAACACCTGTTCGTTTAGCAAGTAGGTCAAGAGAACGAACACTTGCCGAAGTTGCCTTGTAGGCAGGGAAGCCAGTCACGACCGACACTTCATGCAAACGAACTTGACGAAGTTCGCGGGTCATGCCGTCATCTGACCATGAGTCGCCACCGGCAGGAACCGAGAAGCCGAACGACATCGAGTCAACATCGCCGCGTTGCATCAGAACACTCAGATCACGACCGACAGTTGTGTCTGGCAGATCTGCGTTCACCAACAATCCTTTGGAATCTTCTTCAAGTCGTAAAGTCCTTGACCTTGTCGAAGCGAGAAGCATTGATGAATCGTGGTTCATGTACATCTTGATCGGCTGACGACTCTTCAAAGATTTCTTAAATGCACCTTGCGCGATTCGCTCGATGAACGGAAGAGGTTCGGAATCAGAGTTGAACACTGCTGCGTAACCTGTGAATGACATTCCGTCACCTGTTGGACCTGCTCGCAGTTCAAACTCGTTGACCTGTATGCGACGTGTCTCGACCTTGTTGTCTTCCATGCCTGGAATGTTAGCAAAGTATTCAGACTTGGTGCGATAGAAGTTGAACAATCCTCGTTCGTCTTTGATCGCATTCGCTTTACGCTCATACCAGTCTCGTGCCGGTTGAGGGTTCAACGGATTGATTCCCCACAAATAATGTGCTACAGCACCAGCACCAGGGAACTGATCGTTGCCAGAGTCCGAGTTCTTTGGTGCGTCTAGATCGACTGCGTGTCGTTGCGCCCATGCGTTTGATCGGATGACTTTGTCTTCCGTGATGTCGCCTCTTGCCAGATCTCGTGCTTCACGAACGGTTCGATCGACCAGCCCTTCACCCGCGAGTCCTTGACCGTAATAGTCCAATCCTTTGCGAGCAGCCGTGCGAATGTACACAGGTATCTCAAGAGATACTTGCCGATCTTCTTCAACCATGTCTTCATGTGGTTGCCAAGCGTTGCAATAGAATCCGCCGTTGACATAAGCATCCCATCTCTCGCAATACGCTTTGAGATTGTCACCTTCGCCTTGCACATTTGATTCATCGTAGAAGTGACAGTTCCCACATGCGCGACCTTCAGGAACATCAGGCGACAACGCTGGTCTGTAGTTGTCAGGAAGTGCGCGTTCAGCCGCGGAATGTTTCGGATGATCAACATGCAACAGATCGTTGTCGGTGATGTAGGCAGGATTCTGCGGACGACCAGTGCGACTCAAATACAAGAACGCATTCACACGCGCCATCGACCACTGCGCACGACCAATACCAGGACGATGCGATGTCGAGTACGCACCAGACCCGCGACGATAAACAGACTTCAACACACCGAGCGTCACACGAGTCCAAACAGGACGATCACCTTCAGTCATCTTCTCGTTGTGATCGGTGACTTTGTTTCGCAACGCAGTTTCGGTCGCTTCGTTGATTTCAATTCCACCTTGTTTGCCTGCTGCTGAACCGGCAGGATTCTTGTCGCTACCTGTGATCTGATCTTCTGGTGGTGCTGGTGCGCGTTGAGAAGGCACATCAAGCGAAACTTGACGCATAGATGGCATCTCGTCTGCTGTAATTGTTTTCGGATCTTTCGTTGCAATACCAATTGAAGCATATGCACGTCGAGCGTCAGCATCATTATCAATCGCCAACTTGACTGGATTTTCTTCAAGAATATCTTGAGCAGTCATTTTCTTGTATTCAGGAGTTGACATTGACATATCTTCATTGAATTGGATGTCATTGAATTGAACTCCAGCATCAGCAAGTTCTTTCATCGTTTTCGCTTCATCAGATGACGGTCTACCTGTGACGATGTAAATGTAGAAGTCTTTATATAGTTCATTCACATAATCAACATTCTTTTGTATACCACGGCCACCAGCAATCAGTGTTCCGTCAATGTCAACAATGATGACAACATCAACGTCTGAGTTGCGTTCGCCACCTGGTTCCATATCTTCGGCGATAGACACCGCTACCATCTGATCGATTGCGTCTTGTTTTGTTTCGTGACAGCCGATCACTTCGCCGTCTTCTTTGATAGTTGCCCAACCAGAACAGTCTGGTGACTTGTCGGTAATGAAGTAAGGCATTAGACCAACAATAATATCTCAGCGTCATCGTCCAAGATGCTGAATGTGATTGAGCTGGTCGCAGTGCAAGTTATCCCGCCGAGCGTCGCCGAGGCGACCGCGTAGCGTCTCTTCGGTTGAATGACAGGTATCTCAACTTGCGGTAGTGGTTCAATCTTCTTGCGTGGTGATGTTGAATAAACTCGGCGACCGCCAGACGGTGTCGGCTCAGGTGCTGGTATCTCGCCTGCGGTAGCTGTCGCATCCAAACCGCCAAGCGGTGCAGACAACACTGCAAACTGAATGACATTCGCAGAAGCATTCGCATCTAAACCGCCAAGCGGTGCAGACAAGACTGCGAACTCTGTGACAGTCGCAGACACAGACGCATCTAAACCGCCAAGCGGTGCAGACAGCACTGCGAACTGTGTGACAGTCGCAGACACAGATGCGTCTAAACCGCCAAGACTAGAAGAAGCTGTTGCAGTGGTTAAAAATGGTGAACCATCGAAAACATCTGTGCTATCAAGTTGCGAACTGTCAAGAACGATTGAGCGACCAGAAGGACCGTCTAAACCGTAGGCAGTGTCATCTAACTGTGATAGGTCTAACTTGAATCTGATGACCGCCATCGCGGAACTAACTTGCGACTGTTAAGGAAGCACTGAGGTTGCCTGCGGTGATCGTGTAAGTATCGCCTGCGGTGTAAGCACCAGCGACGACACTTCCAGAGAATAAGAAATTGCCTGCCGTCAAATTATCCCAAACGGTGAAGTGTGTTGCGTCTTGTGAGCCTGCGATATTTGTCCAAGAGATATCTGCGTCAGAAGCGATTACACCGGCAGAAGCAGCACCGAAAGAAATTGCTTTGCGAGTAGTTTCGGTTGCAGGGAATGCAGTACCAAGCGGACCAGGATCTTGCGTGTGAAGTTTCACATAGGCAACAGCAACAGCGAACGAAGTGTTGTTGCCAACTGAGTTAAGCCATGCGTTGCAAAGATAAGCCGATAAACCGTGAGCCATTAGTCTTCAACCCTTTCGGTGATTGTCAAGATACGACCCTCAGAGTCACGTTCAACTGTGCGCACGGTCGGACGGTTCTCAGGAACATTCACACGCACAACAGTCTCAGGCACATTGATGACAGGTGCAGCGACATTCACTTGAGCCGGTGGAACATTCACCAGAATCTCTGGCATCGTCACATTCACATCACGCTGATTCACATCGTAAGACGGAGCAGGTTCAGCGACTGGTTGCAACATGGTTGGTGCGACACCAGTGTGCATGATCGGATCAACATCGAGTGCTTTCAACACCGCAGCAGGTTCGAAGCCTGCGTTGATGAGACGTTGAACCATTGTTGTCTTGCGGTCAAGTTCTGTGAGACCAGCTGCACCAAGATCGACGTTCGCGAGCGGTACACGGTAAGCCTCGCCACCTTCGGCTGGTCGTAGATCTTCGAATCGTCGAACATCATTGATTGACAACCAACCCGCTTGCAAACCTGATGAGTAGCCTGCGACACGCGAACCGAAGTCACCGCGCATCAGACCGTCCAAGTTGAACTTCATGAACGCGCCGTTGGTTAGAAGTTGACGCGAATATCCGTCTTCAATCTTGGTGACATAAGGTCGCAAAGTGTGCATCACGAAATGGATGCCGTTCATTTCGACTGACGCGTACGCTTGCGCACCGGCTTGAATCACACCTGCCATCGATGGTGGGACACGGAATGCACGAAGGATCTCTTCAACAGCGAACTGTCTTGACTGTAGGAACTGTGAGTCGTCTGGTGCGACCGAGGTTGTCGTATATTTTGCACCGCCGAACAGGATGCCTGGTCGGTGTGAGCGTCGTAAACCTTTGTGACCTTCTTCGAATCCGTCAACAAGCGACTTCGCTTGTTCGCGGGTCAGGTTGCCTGGGAACTCGATGATGCCAGAAGTGTGCGAACCTTGACCGAAGAATCTTGCAGCGAACTCTTCCAATGCTTTTGATAGTCCGAGGTTTTCTTTGACAAGTTCGATGCGTGAACGGCCACGAAGATCGCCTGGCAAGCGCAACTCGGACAGATGAATCATGTCTTCATGTTCAATGATGTCCTTGTTATCAAACACATAGATCAGACGTCGCGATTGATCGCGTTTCACTTCAACCTTTAGAGGATTCAATACAGCCAAACCTGCGATACCTGCCGAGTCACGAATGATTCGTGTGAACGAGTTACCGTTCAACAGCATCGACACGAGAACCTGCTGAAAGTGATCGGTGCGTGAACAACCAATCTCAGGCATGTCCAACCATTCAGGTCGCGGACGGTAAGGACGACGATCGCCGTCAACACGAATGAAAGTGTCGACTGGCAATGTTGAGATCGAGTCGGCGATGAGTCGGACACACGCATACACGGTTCCGATCTTTAGTGAATCTTCTTGCGTAACTACAGTGCCAGAGTTTGTTGTGAATTGGAATGCGTCACCTGCTGCGAACAGCGACTGGAACGAGACCGCTCGTTGCTCGCTTCTTGAATCAAACAGTCTTGACAACATCAGTTCTTATCCGCTTTCTTTGACCGTTCCCATGCCAAGGTGAATGCGAGCATTGATAGTCCTATAAAGATTAGCGCAAGCGGAAGCGAGATGTAAAACACGCCGAGCGCAATCAAGAACACTGCGATCATCTCTAAAACTAGAATCATCTACTCTCCTAAACTATGAAGAACCCTGGTTGCTGAATTGTCTCTGTCCGTCTTGTCGCACGATCCACTGCCATCGCCAATGCTATCGCAGCATCAATCTTGCGTTTGGATTTACCTTTAGACAATCGCCAACCCATATCGGTTGACCGTTGCGCAGCCGACAACACCTGATCAGTAAACACTGGATGACCATCATGGGCGATCTTCTGATTCACGATCATCTCATACAAAGTTCCACAAGCCGGAACCATTCGCGCAGTCGACTGAGAGAACTCAACCATCGCGAACCCTTCATCAGACATCGCTTCGGCTGACCGTTGAAAGAAGGCTGGGTCATAAGCGAACTCTTGCACCGTGAACTCTCGACCAAGTTCTCGGATGTGTTGCTCAACTGCGGACACATCCATCACACCGCCGTCAGGATGCCAAATCTTGGCGCGAACAACAATCTGACCAGACTCTTGCGGTTGCGCGACCACGACCGCAATCGAGTCATGTTTCAACGCCATGTCAATGCCGACGAACACAGGAATGTTCGGATCAAGTTCAGACTCGCTGCGACACAACTCCCACGCGCCTTTTGGAAGCCAGGACTCGCCATCTGTGCGAACCCACTGGTTCAGACGGTAACGACGATAAGCCGTCTCAGCAGTTTGCATCATTGAGATCTCCATGTCTTCGATGTCAAGAAGTCCTTCAGCCAAGTTCGGGTTCGCGATATTCCAAGCATCACGATCGGACACATCACAATCGGCTGGTGCTTCCCACCACCAGAATCCGAACCGCTCATCCACCTGATCACCAGAGATGACACGCTTGCCATAGTTGTACAAACGACCGCACAAAGAATCCAAGTCATAACCAGCGGTCGTGATCGCCACAATGTTCGGATCTTTACGCGCACCAGAACCCAAAGTCAACGCATCCCACAGATCAGAGTTCGGCTGAACATGCAACTCATCAAACACAACCGTCGAAGGATTTAACCCTTGTTGCAATTTCGCGTCACTTGATAAGACACGATAGATCGCACCAGTCGAAGGCACCTCAACAACATCTCGATACACCTTGCACACACCTGACAACGCAGGCGACTGAGTGATCTGCCACTTGGCTTCATTGAACACAACACGCGCCTGCTGTCTGTCACCGGCTGCCGAATAAACCTCGGCACCTGGCTCACCTTCGATCAATCCGTAAAGTGCAATGACCGAACCAAGAAGTGACTTGCCATTCTTACGAGCCAACCCGATCAGACTGCGACGGTAACGAAGAAGACCATCATCACGCCGCTCATACAAACCGTCAAGAAGTGCAACCTGCCAGTTGGTAAGAATCAGTGGTTGACCGGCGCGAACACCTTTGCTGACATGCAAGAACGTGCGAGCAAAGTCAACGACCGACCTGCCGTCAGATCTATTGTATAACTTCGCTGTCGACCAGGTTGGAGAACCTGTTTGCTTTACGCTCACGGAATTGTTCAAGTTCATTTTGAATCTTCACCTCCACGAAGCCAAGCCGAGCACGATCCACAGGAGTGAAACCGAGAAGGCTCAAACAATCTAACACCTGAGAATCTAAAGCTCGAAGTGCCGAACGATCACGCCAATCACCTTGACGCAAAACTTTCACACGCAACGCAGCACGCTCATCAATTTGCTCCGACACGATCTGCAACAACTCAACATCCATCTGCGGACTGATCCAAGTGAATCCAACATTCCAAACACGCTCCCAAAACTGGCGACCAGCAGAACCAAGTGGCCGATGAGGCTCAGGAGCGGAAGGCGAAGTAGGAATAGCAATCACAACATCAGGCAGAGGACGGCGACCAGGATTACCAGAACGACGCTTCTGCTCAACCGGCTTCGGCGGACGACCAACTGGCTTAGGCATTGAGGAAGTCGTGAACTTTCTTTGATGATTCCAACACAGGCAAGATGCCAGTGTGCTTCTGATATCGAGCGCAGATCACATCAACATAGTGCGGATCTAATTCCATCAGATACGCGATGCGATTAGTTTCTTCTGCTGCGATCAGAGTGCTACCCGAACCACCAAACAGATCAAGCACAATGTCGCCATGATTCCCATATTCATTGAAACACCAAACTGCTAATGCGATTGGTTTCTGTGTTGGATGAACACGAACCCCAGAACCACGTTCTGATGCTCTCAACATTCCGTTCCACATGTGTTTGAAAATGCGTGTTGCTGTTGGTTGGTTAGTCCACGCTAATTCAGCATCAGCAAAGTTTCCTGTGTTTTCTTTATCCCAAACTATCCAACAAGGTGAATCTGGCAAAGCAGATGCATAATAATTTCCTCCCCACCATATCTGAACCGAAATGTTTAATTGTTGGCAGATCTCATAACTATCAATAGCAGTCTTGGTGCTGTCGTCATTTATCACTGGGCGATATTTCGTTGCCTTAACTAAGTTTTCACCTCCGACAGTTCCACCAGAACCAAAAGGTTTACTTCCACCAACAGATGAACCTTGAACAATGTTTATTCCGTATGGTGGATCAGTGAAGACCATGTGGCATTTGTTCCCGTTGATCAATAACTCAACTTCATCTAGTGAAGTGCTATCACCACACATGAGCCTGTGCTTACCTAACAACCACACATCACCCAACTTAGAAACCGCAGCAACATCCTCCGACACATCATCAACATCGACAGGCAACTCAATCTGCTCGACACGATCCAACAATTCCTGCACAGACTTATCATCCCAACCAGACGACTCCAACAAACCAGGATTCAACGAACCGACATCATTGATCAGATCAGCCAACGCCTCCTCGTCATAGTCACCCAACTCGGCTGTCCGATTATCAGCCAACGCAAACGCCTTCGAAGTCACCTCATCATCATCAACCCACACCACAGCAATCTCATCCCAACCCAACGCCTGCGCCGCCTGCAAAGTGTGGTTGCCTGCGATGACAACACTGTCCGACCGGCGCACAACAATCGGCTTACGCTGCCCGAACGCCTCAAGGCTTCGCTTCACAGCCTCGATGTCACCGCGTCTTGGATTGCCTGGAAGCAACTGAAGTTCGGTGATTGGATGGGCAAGGTTTTGCAGGTCTGATTGGATCATAGAAAGAGTCTAGTTTCGCGCACGTATTTTCCCGCCA